CCACGGAGACATTCCAACAGCACTCCAATTCTTATCAGCTGCCATCTGGAGGAACGTGTCGTTCTGGTCCGAATACAACATCAGCCCTATGATCTGCAGGATCATATCACCTGCAAGAAACGTTCGGGTCTTACGTTTGTTAGGATCCGGATTCAAAAGCTTATCAACAGTCCGCATTTCCCCTTTCCCACTCGTCTGAAAATACGCATGGCGATATGGTATAAGGTATCCAGGACGAACCTGAAAAGCAGAATTGACTTGCCCGGTCGTCATGACCTGATACACACAGTTTCGAATCCACTCACCCTCATTATCAAGGGCGGCTCCTTTCGTCTGGTGTTTCACATTCAACGGGTACCCTGGGGATCTACTCCGGTCCAAAAGAGGAAGTACCTCATCATAGGACCGAATCTTCCCATAGAGCGCCTGACGACACACGACATTCAGAGCTGCGTCCGCCAACTCAAGAGCTTCCGGCTGGGGATACCAGCCGTAACTCCGCAAGTTCTTCTTAAAGTCATTTGCCAATAATTCCGGAGAGAAAACGCTTGGAGCGTACCCCCATGGGATCGACAATCCACTCTCAGACTTACCCGCCTCGACAAAATCCACAAGCTCTGTGTTTGTTGGTGGTCTGTACTCCCCCTGTATGCCTCTCGTCACACGATGCAAAACAAAAGCACCATCGTGCGCATCCTCAAGGTTATCATACAGCGGGACGACTAGTTTAAAGGCTCAGCCTGCACAAACCACGAAACAATTCTTCCAGGGTAAAACAACAGGAACACGTTTTGACCCGCAACAGAATTCCAACCATGGTGAACACCAATACAGTGCCCACTTGACGAGAAAACCGGCGATCCACTATCGGATGGCCTAGTGTTGCAATCATATCGACACATTCCCGTCGAATCATCGCGACGATGGACTTTCCCACTCTCTACCACTGGATAGATACTATCATCTTTCCAATGCATGAGACGTACTTCCCCGCCCGAATACGTCCTAAAATAACAACGATGCTCATTAACGAGCTTGTTGAATTCAGGATCCGTAGTACGGAACACACAGAAGTCAGATACTTGTCCAGGCGCGAGCTGCTGAGTAGATGGAGTTTTCAGAGTACGAGCGTCAACAGCATAACGCGTCCCCTCTCTGGTTTCAACCCTGAAGTTGTCAATTTCAGTTAGGAGATCACTCGTATCGCCATAAAAAACATGACGAGCCGAATAAAGCCCCATTGGTCCACCAAAGCAGGTTCCGTGCTTCTGCCATGAACCGTCGATTCGTATCAAGACCTTGTAGATTCCATCCAAATCCAAAGACCGATCCTCAGGCTTGAGGATGGCCTCCGGATGAACAGAGCCAGGTTTCGAAGCCTCCTCCGACTGCGCGCATCGCACGCAACCAGAGCCACACTTCTTCCCAGCCAGGGCATGTGGACACCGTCTGTCGTCCAGAGACTGCACATTAGACTCCCGTTGAATGTCTTTCGACACAACGGCCAGCATAGCAGCCTCCTTTCTAATATTAGAAGGTCGATAGTCCTCCCCACGTTTCTCACGCAGGTGCTCACTAACTTCCTCCCCAAAGACAGCGTCCACTCCCTCTTTCACAAAGTCACGAAACTCCTCGACCTCCCTCTGTACCCGCTTTACACCAGAGGGCAAAGAGACAGTAATTATCGATCTGACGGGCGCAGAGCACTTTTCCAGCTTCTCACCGAAGTGTGTTTTGAGGCTACGAACCTCAGCATCACTCAGTTTGATACTGGTTTGCTTCTTCG